TCAGATACAGAATTGATCCTCACCATCTTATCATTCCCCCTGCTTGGAGTAAATTCAGATACGGGGATCCCCATAGCTCTCAACTCAAAAATCAAAGGCGCGCCTGAAGCTTTGGCCTCGACGATGAAAGCGTCTGGCTCCCACTCTTTGTAGTGGTTAAAAGCTTTTTCCTTTAGCTCAGGAAACTCCATCCTCTTCTTAAAGGCGTCTAACAAAATCACGTTAGGGTCATTGGGGTTCTCGTCTTTATAGAAAACACCCCAAGTCGTGCAAGCCGAATAGTCGCTTCTCTCTGATTTAGTAAACGCCGTGTCCCAGCTCTGGATGATGAACTCACATACGGGAGGGCGGTCTGGCTCCCATATCTTCCACCAGTCCCGCTTAACAATCGCACCCTCTTCAGATGTTGGGCTCTGTTGGTACTGGGCGTTCCACTTACCCGCGGGTAGCTCTGACTGCAGAGCCAGTAACTCTTCTAGTGACCAAAACTCTGGCCACAGGGGATTACCGCTCGGTAGGATCGCGGGGAAGTCAATCACCTCCCAGTCGTCGTTGCCGTCTTTATCGATAGAGGATTGGATGATGCGGCCGGTCAGGTCTTTTTTTGACCAGCGCGTCATAACTACGACGATGGATCCTCCGGGCTGAAGACGCTGCCTTGGACCAGAGGTGTACCACTCGTAGACCTTATCGAAAATCTCGGGACTCGTCGCGGCTAGTGCGGCTTCTTGTTCTGAGTGCGGGTCATCAATAATAAGGAGATCCGCTCCTTTACCAGTAACGGTACCCCCAACACCAATAGCAAAATACTCGCCACCAGCATTAGTAGCCCATCGACCAGCAGCCTTACTATCAGACCTAAGATTGACGTTTGGGAATATCTTGGCATATTGTTCAGAGTCCACTAAGTTCCTGACCTTACGGCCAAAGCCTACCGCCAGTTCCGCGGTATTAGAGGTCTGGATGATCTTTTTACCAGGGTACCTCCCTAAGAACCAAGCGGGCAACAAAAAGGACGCGAACTCAGACTTTGTATGTCGGGGCGGCATATTGATGATCAGCCTTTTGATCTTCCCACTGGCGATCTCTTCAAACTTCTTAGCCATCACCTTATGGTGGCGCCCATCAATAAATCCTGGCCACATCTCTTTAACAAACTTAGCAAAGTCTACTTGAGCCTTCTCCCTCTTTAGGGATGCCTCGTACTCCGCGAGAGATTCAAAAAAAGCCTCTTGCTCATTAATAGGGAGCTTAGAGATCTTCTCTGTAATAGCTTCTATGTTCATATTTTCCTAAAGCTAACATAACTAGGCCGAATAGACCGCGCACTCTTAGCTAACTTCTTACACGCCCCCATCTCCACAAGCTTCTTCATAGTCCTGTGAACATTACCCCTACCCCTGTCACCAGTCATTCTCATCACATCATCAATAGACGGGCCATAGCCAAACCTCTTCCACCACTCATCAATCACTAGATAAATAGTTCTCTGTTTCTCCGTCATATCGTGTTCTCGCATAGTACTAAAGTAAGGTTGTGTCACAAAGTGACACTCTCAATGTCTCCAAAAGATCACCGGCGTCTTTTCTCCCATATAGGCGCCTTCGATATTAAACTCAATGTACTCAATAGCCTCGAAGTACTCCATCCCATCCCTCTCCATCAATATGCGCGCAATCTCCCCGCCGTCATAGACAAGCACATCTTCTCGAGTATTACTCCTCCATATACAGGCAGTCCCAATAGCAGCTTCATCAAAGCCATCGATCTTCAATAGGTCAGCATCCAGCTCATCAAAATCAATCATCGCGTTTCTCCAAAAATATACCCCCCCACCCCTTTTGTATCAGAAAACATAAGGGGGCCTAGCTCATATCCTCAAACTTATCTGTGGTCTGGCCAATTTCGGAGGCATCCCCCAGGAAGTTTTTGTCAGAGTACTTCTGAATATTTTTTTCTGATGTTCCTTCGTCTGGAACAGTATGCGTAAGGGGCTCCGGCGGGCGGGCGGCCGCGTCGGGGCCTGCCCCCGCGGTGGGGTCGGCGGTGGCGCCATCTTGCACGGGTGCCGCGAGCTCCGCGAGCAGACTAGCAGCTGCAGCGTCATCTTCGCTGGCCTTTGGCTCCACATCTTGGACCAGCTGCAGCGTGGCCATCAAGCGCGCCCTGATATCGCCGCTCTTATTGATTGTGGTTATCTCTTTGCGCTCAACGAATGCGCCCACTTCGAATAGGGACCCGAGCAGCTTCAAGCATTGCACGCGCTGGGCCGGTGGGAAGTCATCATCTAGGGAGTGCTGGACCAGCTGCTGCACAAGTAGCGCCTTCAATTGTGCTGGGGTTCGATGTTTCTCTGCCTCAATTGCCAGCTGATACGCGGCCACTTCCGTTTGTATTCGGGTATCGCGAGACAGGCGGCAAGCGTTATCCCCTTGGGTCTTAGCGCTTCCCTTCGTGTTGTAGCTCTCTCGGTATGCTTGGGCCTTTGTCTTACCTAATGCGACATTGTGAGCGAAGGCCTTCATCTTCGGGGTGAGGGCGGGCTTTTTGTTCGGGCCGGCTGATAGTAGGAGCTCGACCGGTATTTGGTCTAGCCCTTCGCTTATCTGCTTACGCGTTAACTTCTGAGGCATGGGTTAAAGGTGGGAATGAATTAAGAATACGCCAAGCATATCCAAAGGCCGCGCGAATTGCAAAGCATCCCCCTTACCTTTCCGAGCTGGGCCCGTCTACTGATACACACAACAAAGGCCACCGATGATCTACCTAATCCTTCTGCCCCTCTTCGTTTCTTTTGTGCTCTGCGTGCTCGGGTCCCAGCTCGACACACACCACGACACCCGACGCGCTCGAGCTCTAACCGAGCTGCAGCAGCTGGACATCTAGCCCCCCAGGTCAAAAGCCGGACACCGGTCCCAGCTGCAGCACTCGAGCTCCGCGGCCCAGCTGGACCGCAGCCCATAATAAAAACCCTATGTTGTCACATGCGCGACAGTTTAGCTATTGACAATTTAAGACAATGCCACACATGAGGTCAACCGGCCCCATGTGTTGCCCGTTGTAAGGGCCTAACCCTAAGGAGTATTTGCACAATGAAACCCTTGTTTTTAATCGCTTGCTCTGCTGCCAAGCTGGACCACCCAGCACCGGCCGCCGAGCTCTACACCGGCCAAGCCTTCAAGCTGGCCAAAGCTGCAGCTGCTGCAGCCGGTGCCGACATTTTGATTTTGTCCGCGCTGCATGGACTGGTTCACCCCAGCCAAGTATTAGCCCCATATAACCGCTCAATGGCCGACATGACCGCGCACCAGCGCCGCATTTGGGCCGGTATGGTAGAGCAGCAACTAGAGCAGCATCGCGACCGGCTGGCCGTATGCCTAGCCGGTAAACACTACGCCGCCGCAACCCAACGCTTTACAAACATCTCCTACCCGTTGGCCGGCGAGGGTATCGGCGAGCAGCTGCACACACTATCACGCACCGACTGGGGGAACTACTTTGGGACCGATGACAACAAAGGGCTTTACAGCTATTTATTTGGAGCTATAGCATGAGACACACACGCGCCGAAAGAATCCGCCGGTTTTTCTACATTCATTCCGATGCACAAGTGGCCATTTTTATGTCCGCGCTCGCATTGATAGAGCTCATATGCTGGGCCGCACTGCCTGAGCCCATCAGCTACGCCGCACTAATCGCGGCCTTTGTGCTGGCCGTTGGCGCCAGCTGCTTATTCTCCGACGCCTACCACCAAGCGCGCCGCATGGATACATGGCCATTTTGAAAGGGTAACCAATGACAAATCAAAAACAAATCCGCGCCGCCTTTTGGGCTGCTTTCCCTAACCTACCACGCCGCCGCCATCGCTACAGCTGGAGCCGGTCCGACAAAACCGCCGAGCTGGTTTTCCCCGTCGACACCCGCTGCGCCTTTGTTGATTATGTCGACCAGCTGCAGCGCGCCGGCGAGATATCCGAGGCCCTCGCAAACCGCGCCACCCTTTGAAAGACTAACCAATGAAACACGACACCCACCGCACCAACTACACGCCAGAGCAAACCACACCGCCCGACGCCGGCGGCTGGACCGCGCTGCTGGCCGCTTGTTTTTTCTTTTGTTCAACCGCCGCACTGCTGGCAATTTTTAAGGGGTAAATTATGGGAAACCGCGCATTAATAACACTTTCAACACAACGGGCCGCGCCCGCGATATATCTTCATTGGAACGGCGGCCGCGCTAGCGTGCTGGGTTTCCTAAAGGCCGCGCGCCAGCTGGAGATCACGGCCGACAGCGACGAGGAACTTATGCAGCAGCTGGGCCGCATGATCGCCGGCCGCTTTTTTGGTGTAGAGCTCGACGCGCTGCATGTTTACAGCTGCGCCTATGGCGAGGGCATGAGCTCCGATAACGGGGTTTACTTGATTAATCGCGAGCTCGAGATTGTCGACCGCCTACAGGCCCCGCCCGTCGACGAAATCGACGCCGAAAAAACACGCCTAATTTGCGAGGCCGTGCTAGAAGATCAAAGCCGCAAACAATTAGAACGCGCTCAGGCGAGGGGGTTTTAATTATGGGCTGGACTACTTACAAAATCAGCAAAACCACCACCACCGACCAAGCGCTGCGCCGTGAGCTCTCATATGCCGGAACCGCTGGATTGTGGGAGGTGCTCGACTCTGCGACAGTTGGCGCCGTATGGTATGGCATCATAAAACGCACGATTGACGGCGAGGCCGTTCACTTCGGTATGGTGTGCCTCACCCAGCGCCGCGACGATTACCCGCGCTCGCTTTATATTGAATTCGGTTTCAAAGACATGAGCGAAGATTGCGGGCCGTTCTACTATGACGCGCCGCTGCGAATACTCGACAAACTCGACGAGCTCGCGCCTAATCCGGTCCCAGCTGCTGCAGCATGGCGCGCCCAGTGCCGCGAGCGCCGCGCCGCCAAGGCCGCCAAGGAAAGACAGCGCCGCGAGATGCGCGCGCAGCTGGCCAAATACATTCCGCAACAATTCAAAGGGGTTTCACATGGATAAAAAGTGGTTAATTGTCGACAAGTTAGAAGGCGCCCATATTGGCGAGCGCGCGATTATCGATGCCGAAGGTTTTACTATTTGCAACCCGTCACCCATGGGGGAGCACAACGCCCGATTAATCGCGGCCGCGCCCCAGC